GCCGTCCTCCTCGGCCACCAGAGGGTCAGCCAAGTAGACCGACTTCTCAGGAACCCCGGCCTTAGTCGGGAACCCGAAGCGAGGGTTGGGGAACATGTAGACCTTGGGCATCAGTCCCGCCTCCCCTCGGTGTACGGCCGGCGCCTGCACTGCACGGTGTAGTGGCGCACGGAGCGAACACGAGTGGCACGAGCCTTCGGAGGGGCAACCATGTCCCAGTCCGAGTCGTCCCAGACGATCATCGCGCCAGGGCCGATGTCGGTCAGGGGCCTACCCTTGTGAGTCCAAGGGAGGCGAACGTCGATGGTCTCCAGCTCCACATCGCCACGAACCTCAGCCCGAGTCGTCTCATAGGCGGTGATGCCGACCTTGACGTTCTCGACGGCGTTCTCCCGATCCTCGACCCAGATCAGCGCACCTCGTGAGTTCGCCACCTGGATACGCGGATAGATCGTCACGTAGTGATGTCGAAGCGCCATCAGCCCCCCTCGGGATAGAAGGGGTGGTACTCCGTCCCGTCCGGGTAGAGCGGGAAATACTTGCCGTTGCCCTGCCCGTAGTCCACCGGCACCTGGCCATGCGGACCCCGGTAGCGCGGAGGCGCAGCGCCCCACAGCTGAGTGGGGACCGAGACAAGACCACGGTCGATCTTGCGGTGCTCACGCAGGAGAGCAATCTCGTCGGGCTCAAGGTGAACACCCTTGGCGTTGACCTCGCCCCACATGTTCGTCTCATCCGCCCCGCGTGCCGTGTCCAGCAGCGAGGGGTTGTTCATGAAGCGGGCGGCAGCCTTGAGCGTCAGCATCACGGCAATCGGTGGAGCCGTATCCGCCGTCCAGGACTGAACGCCATACTCTCGAACAAGGATCGAGGCGTCCTCCAGGGCGCCATTGGCCATCAAGATCAGGTGCTCGTCCTCTAGCTCGAACTCAAGTCGGGCCTTCAGGTCCTCCAGGGAGGCCAGTGGATCAGCCATCAGAACCTCCTAGTGGGGCCAGGAGGGGCGGGGAGATGGTGCCCCCGCCCCTCGGCCGCAAGATCAGTCGCTCTCGGGAACGTTGATCACGCCGTCGGCGGGCACGCCCAGGTGCGCACGGAAGTCGTCGGAAGCCTCGCCGGTCACGTCACCAGCGACGGCGTCCTCCAGCTTGATCTTGAAGGAGCGCACGTTGTACTCGCCCCCCAGGACCTTCTCCTGCCACACCTTGGTGTTGACAGTGGAGCCCTTCTTGCCGCTGGACTCGGGCTGAGAAGCCGCGATCTCGTTCACGACCCAGCCACGGTCCTTGATCTGGCGAGAGCCGAAGAAGCAGTCGACCAGCGAACGGTCAACCACGAAGCGCAGGTCGTAGTCACGAATCCAGCGCAGCGCGTAGCCACTGTCCGAAGCGGTCGCACCGAAGGGCACGGAGGCCGGCACCGACGGGGCAGCCACGGCGAAGCCGAAGGCGGTGTCGGTGAAGGCGATGGCCTCGTCCGGCTCGATGGCGTCGGACACGAAGATGTTGAAGCCCACCCAGTTACCGATGTTGCCGGTGCGCAGGACGCCGCCAGCCTCGTTGCCCGAGGACACGGCAGCGGTGAACCGCTTGTCCAGCAGCAGGGCCGCCTCGAAGTCGGTGCCGACAACCAGGTTGCGAACACCCTGGACGCGGAACTTGTTCAGCAGCTTGCGGGCCTCGACCAGCGCACGGTAGGCGTCACGCTCAGCGCCACCGACGACGACCTCGTAGTCGCCGTTACGGATGGTGTTCGCGGTGTCGTTCTCCATGCCACGGGCCACGGCGCGAGCCTGGATCGGAGCCAGCTCGTCCACGGTGACCTGGTCGAAGTCGTTCTGCTCGTCAGTGACGCGCACAGCCGAGTAGATACGGCCAGCGGTGAACTGCACCGGGACCGTGGTCTCGCTGTACTCGTCGAACTGGATGCCGTCGTTGTCACGGTCGTTGCCGAAGGCGTAGGACCGAGCAGGCAGCAGGCCGGGAACCTTGACGTTCACAGTGTCGTTCTCGGAACCCTTGTAGCCATCGAAGCTGGCCGGGGTGATGAGGTTCGGGAGCAGCAGCTCGTCGTAGATGAGACCGACGTAAGTGTCGGCCACGTGCTGCGGCTTGACCTTCTGATGAGGGGTGTAGACCATGTGGGTCTCCTGTCTAGGTTGTAAACTCAGCGGCGGCGATTGTTCCGACGCACTCGCTCAGCCCGCTCTCGCGGAGTGAGCCCGTGATCGGAGCCACCACCAGGGTTGAGCCCACCGTCCGCTTCGGAGGATGAGGTGGGGGGAACGTGTGAGGCGAATGCGGCCCGCACCGCGTCAGCCTTGGCCTTGATCTCGTCCGGGGTGGACCCGTCGACGAGGGCCGCCAGCGACTCCGGCAGGCCGGAGGTGTGCTTGGTCTTGGCCAGCTCAAGCTCCAGCTCGGTGACGCGGGAACGGTAGGTCTCGGTAGCGGCGTCGATGTCTTCCTGAGACTTCGCTTCCTTCAGGGCCGCATCGAGCTCCTTGTTGGCGGTGCGGTAACGTCCCGCCTCACTGCGCAGCGACTTGATCTGAGCCTTGGCCCAGTCGGGCAGAGAGTCGAAATCGTTCTGATCCTCCCCCTGCTCGTGTGCATCCTCCTCGGATGCGGCGGGGGTCTCGTTGCTCGCGCCCTCCTGGGGCTCCTGATTGCTTCCGCCCTCGGGGGCGGCCGGCTCCTGATTGAAGGTCAGGTCGCCGACGCTGGCGAGCGTGTTCAGTCGCGTGCGGTTCATTCGGTGTCCTCCTGGGACGGGTTGGGGGGCCTGCTGTCGCGCGCGTTCTCACGCAGCACGGTGGTCAGGTTCTTGCCTCGCGCCCAGTAACGATTGAAGTAGTTTCTCCAGGCGCGCACTCCCGCACGACCCTTCCCCGCCGCAATGTCCCCCCACATCTTGTGGAGCGCCCGGTTACGGGCGAACTGCGGAGAGTTGAAGTAGTGGTCACGGGAGAAGACGGGCTCAGCTGTGCAGTGGCAGTTCTCATGCCAGGCGGCACGTGCCGCCTGGCATGAGAACTGCCACTGCACAGCTGAGCCCGTCTTCTCCCGTGACCACTACTTCAACTCTCCGCAGTTCGCCCGTAACCGGGCGCTCCACAAGATGTGGGGGGACATTGCGGCGGGGAAGGGTCGTGCGGGAGTGCGCGCCTGGAGAAACTACTTCAATCGTTACTGGGCGCGAGGCAAGAACCTGACCACCGTGCTGCGTGAGAACGCGCGCGACAGCAGGCCCCCCAACCCGTCCCAGGAGGACACCGAATGAACCGCACGCGACTGAACACGCTCGCCAGCGTCGGCGACCTGACCTTCAATCAGGAGCCGGCCGCCCCCGAGGGCGGAAGCAATCAGGAGCCCCAGGAGGGCGCGAGCAACGAGACCCCCGCCGCATCCGAGGAGGATGCACACGAGCAGGGGGAGGATCAGAACGATTTCGACTCTCTGCCCGACTGGGCCAAGGCTCAGATCAAGTCGCTGCGCAGTGAGGCGGGACGTTACCGCACCGCCAACAAGGAGCTCGATGCGGCCCTGAAGGAAGCGAAGTCTCAGGAAGACATCGACGCCGCTACCGAGACCTACCGTTCCCGCGTCACCGAGCTGGAGCTTGAGCTGGCCAAGACCAAGCACACCTCCGGCCTGCCGGAGTCGCTGGCGGCCCTCGTCGACGGGTCCACCCCGGACGAGATCAAGGCCAAGGCTGACGCGGTGCGGGCCGCATTCGCCTCACACGTTCCCCCCACCTCATCCTCCGAAGCGGACGGTGGGCTCAACCCTGGTGGTGGCTCCGATCACGGGCTCACTCCGCGAGAGCGGGCTGAGCGAGTGCGTCGGAACAATCGCCGCCGCTGAGTTTACAACCTAGACAGGAGACCCACATGGTCTACACCCCTCATCAGAAGGTCAAGCCGCAGCACGTGGCCGACACTTACGTCGGTCTCATCTACGACGAGCTGCTGCTCCCGAACCTCATCACCCCGGCCAGCTTCGATGGCTACAAGGGTTCCGAGAACGACACTGTGAACGTCAAGGTTCCCGGCCTGCTGCCTGCTCGGTCCTACGCCTTCGGCAACGACCGTGACAACGACGGCATCCAGTTCGACGAGTACAGCGAGACCACGGTCCCGGTGCAGTTCACCGCTGGCCGTATCTACTCGGCTGTGCGCGTCACTGACGAGCAGAACGACTTCGACCAGGTCACCGTGGACGAGCTGGCTCCGATCCAGGCTCGCGCCGTGGCCCGTGGCATGGAGAACGACACCGCGAACACCATCCGTAACGGCGACTACGAGGTCGTCGTCGGTGGCGCTGAGCGTGACGCCTACCGTGCGCTGGTCGAGGCCCGCAAGCTGCTGAACAAGTTCCGCGTCCAGGGTGTTCGCAACCTGGTTGTCGGCACCGACTTCGAGGCGGCCCTGCTGCTGGACAAGCGGTTCACCGCTGCCGTGTCCTCGGGCAACGAGGCTGGCGGCGTCCTGCGCACCGGCAACATCGGTAACTGGGTGGGCTTCAACATCTTCGTGTCCGACGCCATCGAGCCGGACGAGGCCATCGCCTTCACCGACACCGCCTTCGGCTTCGCCGTGGCTGCCCCGTCGGTGCCGGCCTCCGTGCCCTTCGGTGCGACCGCTTCGGACAGTGGCTACGCGCTGCGCTGGATTCGTGACTACGACCTGCGCTTCGTGGTTGACCGTTCGCTGGTCGACTGCTTCTTCGGCTCTCGCCAGATCAAGGACCGTGGCTGGGTCGTGAACGAGATCGCGGCTTCTCAGCCCGAGTCCAGCGGCAAGAAGGGCTCCACTGTCAACACCAAGGTGTGGCAGGAGAAGGTCCTGGGGGGCGAGTACAACGTGCGCTCCTTCAAGATCAAGCTGGAGGACGCCGTCGCTGGTGACGTGACCGGCGAGGCTTCCGACGACTTCCGTGCGCACCTGGGCGTGCCCGCCGACGGCGTGATCAACGTTCCCGAGAGCGACTGATCTTGCGGCCGAGGGGCGGGGGCACCATCTCCCCGCCCCTCCTGGCCCCACTAGGAGGTTCTGATGGCTGATCCACTGGCCTCCCTGGAGGACCTGAAGGCCCGACTTGAGTTCGAGCTAGAGGACGAGCACCTGATCTTGATGGCCAATGGCGCCCTGGAGGACGCCTCGATCCTTGTTCGAGAGTATGGCGTTCAGTCCTGGACGGCGGATACGGCTCCACCGATTGCCGTGATGCTGACGCTCAAGGCTGCCGCCCGCTTCATGAACAACCCCTCGCTGCTGGACACGGCACGCGGGGCGGATGAGACGAACATGTGGGGCGAGGTCAACGCCAAGGGTGTTCACCTTGAGCCCGACGAGATTGCTCTCCTGCGTGAGCACCGCAAGATCGACCGTGGTCTTGTCTCGGTCCCCACTCAGCTGTGGGGCGCTGCGCCTCCGCGCTACCGGGGTCCGCATGGCCAGGTGCCGGTGGACTACGGGCAGGGCAACGGCAAGTATTTCCCGCTCTACCCGGACGGGACGGAGTACCACCCCTTCTATCCCGAGGGGGGCTGATGGCGCTTCGACATCACTACGTGACGATCTATCCGCGTATCCAGGTGGCGAACTCACGAGGTGCGCTGATCTGGGTCGAGGATCGGGAGAACGCCGTCGAGAACGTCAAGGTCGGCATCACCGCCTATGAGACGACTCGGGCTGAGGTTCGTGGCGATGTGGAGCTGGAGACCATCGACGTTCGCCTCCCTTGGACTCACAAGGGTAGGCCCCTGACCGACATCGGCCCTGGCGCGATGATCGTCTGGGACGACTCGGACTGGGACATGGTTGCCCCTCCGAAGGCTCGTGCCACTCGTGTTCGCTCCGTGCGCCACTACACCGTGCAGTGCAGGCGCCGGCCGTACACCGAGGGGAGGCGGGACTGATGCCCAAGGTCTACATGTTCCCCAACCCTCGCTTCGGGTTCCCGACTAAGGCCGGGGTTCCTGAGAAGTCGGTCTACTTGGCTGACCCTCTGGTGGCCGAGGAGGACGGC